GGTCAACCTTCCGCACCACCAGCCCGGAAGCCTTGATGCTGATGGGGGTGCCCTTGCCGACGCCGGAGGGGTGCGCCTTCCTGAACGCCCGGTAGCCCTCCGAGGAGGTGAACTGCTCGCCGAGGCTCTTGGCGCGCCGCCCGCCGGGCTCCCCCGGCACTTCCTCGCTTGACTGGGTGGGCTCACCTGCGCCGGCAAAGGCCAGCTGGTCGCTCACGGTCTTCTGCCGCTGCAGCAGGGCGGAAATTTCGCCGTGCTCCTTCGCCACGACCGTCGCCCGCTCGGCGTCGGCCTCCGTAAAATCATCCGGCGTTTCCAGCGCCTTCTTCCGCAGCTCCGCCGCCTCGGCGTTAAGCGCTGCGAGTTTTGCCTTGGGGTCCATGGCATATCTCCGTTTCTCTTATTGGGAAAGCTCGAGCAGCGCCCGAACACTTGGGGTCAGCGCCGTCCTGCTGGGCTGCGGCGCTGCTGCTTTTCCTGCGTCCTGCGGTGGCAGGGATTCGACCTGTTCGGCCTGCACCGTTTCGGCGGCGGCGATGATTTCGCCGATTTTCAGGTGGGCTTCCTTCAAGGCGTCCACGTGCTTCTGCGCCAGCACCCGGCCCTCTTTCCGCAGCCCGACCGCCTTGACGGACAGCAGCTCCGTCTCAGGGTTCGCGCCCTTGAAGCAGGGGCCCGCCTCCCACAGGTCGATTTCCTTGATGCGCATGGGGGGCATCCACCAGCCGCCGTCCTCGTCGTCCTTCTCGATCAGCTCGTAATCGCGGACCTGCCCGCTGATCGAGAATTCGACGATGACGCCGCTGCGCATCAGCTGGTGCACCCGGGCCGCCCGGGGGTGGTCGAGGTCAAGCTGCCCGGTGAGCTGCAGCCCCGCCTCCGTCTCCTCCGCCGCGGTGTAGACGCCTAGGAAGGCTTCGGGGTCTTGGAACTGGTGGGACCAGACGATGGGAATCGGCCTGCCCTTGTCTGCCCACTCGGACAGGGTTTTGGTGAACGCCCCGGCCTCCACAATGTCGCCCTGCGAATCCTCGTTTCCGAAGGCGCTGACTAGGGCGGTGAACTCGCCGGGGGTATCTGGGTTGGGTGCCGCCGTGGCCGCGAAGGACTTGGACAGCAATATCGGGTCCATGGCGGGTTCCCGCCTTTCTCTATGTGGTGGAGGGGAACTCCCCTTCCGGTTCCGTTCCGGTACCTTCGTTCTGGCTTCCGGTGTCCTGCGGGCTGGCCTGCCCGCCCTCGACCACGTTCAAGGGCACGATCAGTTCTTCCGTGCCGTCGATGTGGGGGAGGTTGAGTTTCGCCCTGCCCTCGGCCCGGGTCATGATCGGCCCGCCGGTCAGGGTGGATAGGAGCTTCGCCTGCTCTAGGAAGCTGCCGTTGATCGCCGCCTCCCTGTCCTGCTCCACGTACAGGTCAGCCGTCGCGTCAAGGCTGCGCACCAGCCCGGCGTTGACCACCTGCTTCAGCTCCTCAAACAAGGGCCCCAGCGTGGGGCCGAAAAGCATCTGCCGGAACGCTGCGATGTTGGAAAAGTTGCCCTCCCGGGCCCCTACCAGCTCCGGGGGGATGTGGAAGGCGCTGGCCACCTCCGCGTCCGTCAGCTGCCGCCCCTCAATGTCCCGGGCGTCCTTCGGGCTGAAGGTGTCCAGCGGCGCGTAATCCATCCCGTCCTCCAAGACGGGGGTGCCGCCCATCAGCGGGGCGTCCCGCCATGTGCGCCACGAGTTGATGAACCGTTCGCGCTGCGTCTCCCCCCACTTAGGCGCGTCCGCCGGGCGTTTGAGGAGGCCGGAAATTTTGGGGGCGTTATCCCACTGCCCGTTCCGCCATGCGACGGACCTGCGGTTCTCCTCCAAGATTTGCCCCAGCGTGAACATGGGGCTCACGCCCGAGCCGCCGTTGGGGTGCCAGCCGTAGGACAGCGCCATCGGCGCGTCCGTCAGGTCGATGTCGTCCTGCCCGCCGGGGGTGAGCAGCAGCACCTGTTTGACCTGCCCGAGGAAGTCGGATTTCAGTTCCAGCAGCCGGGGCGGGATGCGGACCAGATTGCCGTCCAGGTTCAGGACACAGAACATGTCGAACACCAGCTTGTCGACGGCCACGTCGTGCCACAGCTTGAAGCCGGAGACAAGCGGGGCGGGCCGCTGCAGCTTCCGCTCCGCCGGGCTGTCCCGCCGCCGCTGCCTGTCCGTGTCGCTGACCCGCTGGTAGGCGTGCCACGGGATGGAGCCGATTTGCCGGGCGGCGAAGGTGACGACCTTGCGGAGGCTCGGCTGGGTCTTCCACAGCGTCAGCGGGTCCGCCCCGCCCGGGGTGTACAGGCTCAGCGGTATCCCCGCGTCCCTGCTGTGGATCGGCGTCCCCCACGAGGTGTAAGTGGGGTAGCCGCCGCTGAAGTCCCCGAGGACTACCGTGTCCCCTGCAGCCTTGATGATCGCGGTTCCCATCACGCGCCCCCGACCTGTGCGAATAGGATGCTGCGGTGGGGAATGAGCATGTAGCCGTCGGCCTGCAGCTCCCCGCCCCGGGTCTGGGAAATGACGTTGGTCAGTTTCAGCACCCGCCACCGCCACGAGAACGCGACGGTGCCGACGAAGGTGGTGCCCTCGTTGAGGACAATGCGGACGCTGGAGCCGTGTTTTAGGCGCATGGTTCGGTCCTCCCCTAAGCGATAATCAGGTCGTTTTCGTCGTAGGCGGACCGGGTAGCCTGCTCCCCCAGCGCCTCGCTCACTGCGTTGGCCAGCGCGCTCACGCCGTCGATCTTGTCGCCGCTGGTCGCCTTGTCCGGCTTCACATTCCCCGAGGGGTCGGTGGCGACGGCGAGGTTGTCGACCATCCACCGCATGATCGGGTTGTTCCCGTGGTTCAACATCGGCGCCCCGCGTTTGCCCAGCAGCACCAGCCGCTGGATTTCCTTAAGCGCCGGGGACATGGAGAACACGCCCTGCCCGACCTTGACCATCGGCAGCTCCTCCGCCACCAGATCGTTCACGATTTGCGTGGCGTTCCAGCGGTCGTAGCCGATGCTGGTGACGTGGAACTTGTCGGCGTCGGCAAGGACCCGGGCCCTGATCCAGTCGTAATCGGTCACGTTCCCCGGGGTGGTGTCCAGCCAGCCCTGCCGCACCCACAGGGACGCGGCCCCGGCGGTGCGCTTGTCCAGCGCCTCGATTGATTCCTCCGGGGTCCAGAACCGCCAGAGCGCCTCGTACCCGGGTACCCCCTCGCGGGGGAACAACCAGCACAGGGCGGTAAGGTCCGACACGCTGCCGAGGTCGAGCCCGCCGTAGCAGGGCCGCCCGGCCAGCGCCTCCTCATCCACCGCCCCCGCGTTCCTGTCCCACGCCTTCAGGTCAAGGAACCTCGTGGTTTGCTTCGTGCGGATGCCTAGGTGCAGGCGCAGGTATGAGGAGAGCTCGGCTGGGCTGTTCTTAGCCTGCTCCGCCTTCGTCATCAGGTAATCCCGGGTAGGGCTGACGCCGAACCCGGGGTTGGCCTTCCGCAGCGTCGCCTCCGCAAAGGGGTCATCGGATTCCAGTGCGGCGAACACAACGCCATAGGTGGCCGGGTCGGTGAACACCCCCTGCTCCAACTGCTCGACGTACCGGCGCTTGCGTGCGTAGATCGTCTGCGGCCTGCCCTCATCGGCGGTGGTGATGATCACGACGAGGGGCTGGGTGCGGGAGCCCGTGCCGGTCTCGATGGCCTCCACCAGATCGGGCTTCTTATGCACGTGCAGCTCATCAATCACGGCCCCGTGAATGTTCGCCCCGTGCAGCGCCTCCGCCACACTGGACACGACGCCGAAGTAGGAGTTCGTGCGGGGGTGCACTATCCGGTACTGCAGCGGCTTCACGTACCCGCGCAGCGCCGGGGAGTTCGCCAACTGCTTCACAGGGCTGAACACATACTCGGCCTGCGCCTGCGTGGTGGCCGCGGCCAGCACCTGCGCCCCCTGCTCCCCGTCGGCGGCGGTCAGGTAGATCGCGAAGCCGCCGCACATCGTCGACTTCCCGTTCTTGCGCGGCACATCGACGTACAGGGTGCGGATGATGCGGACGTAGCGGCCCGCCTCGTTCTTCCGCACCCACCCGAAAACGGGGGCGATGATGTAGGCGATCTGCCACGGGTCCGGGTTCAGCGGCTGCCCCGACAGTTCCCCCTGCGTGTGCCGCAGGCTGGCGAAGGCCGCCAGCACCCGGTCCACCCGCTCGGCGTCGAACACCGCGCCCTTGACCGTCCGCGGCTCCGGGGTCTTGACCAGCGGCGGGCACTCCGGGAGGGGGATGCCGCGGCTGGCCATGTACCACGCGACCTCGGGGCTGATGCGCAGTTTGCGGAGGGTCGCGGGGGTGGGGGTGCCGAACTCAGGCGAACGGGTTGTCGCTCTGCCCGCCATCGCGGATGTCCCTGTTCATCGACAGCTTGTTTTCCGCCGCCGGCGTCAGCCCATACTCGGCGCACCAGCCCCGGTACTCCTTGCCGAATTCCTTCTCGATGTGGACCCACGAGGCGGTGCAGACCCCTTGGCTGTTCTTGCCGAGGATGCCGTACTGGCGCCGCTGGCGTACGGCGGTGCGCCACACGGCGAAGGTTTCGCAGACAATTTCCAGCGAGGAGGCGTCCAGCGGTTTCAGGACACCCACAGCCTTCATCTGCTCCACAATCTCGTCCCACAGCCACGAGGCGTCAGCACTCAGCCCCGCAGGCTTCTTCAACGGCCCCCGGTCGAAGGGCAGCGGCGGGGGCACCACCTTCCCGCTGCTGTCCCTGCCGTTCCCCGTCCCGTTCAGCAGCTTCAAATTCCGGGGCAGCTGCTTCCTGCCGTTAGCTGCCGTCGTCATCGCCGATCACCTCCACATCCGCCAGCGCGTCAAGGGACGCCAGCGTCTCCGCCTCGCTCATCCGCGCCGCCGCCTCCCGCCTGTCGCCCTTCAGGAAAATCAGGACGTCCTGATGGGTGCGGCACAGGGCGCGGGTGGCGGTGAACGCCCGGGCGGCCCGCAGCCGGGCGCTGCCGACCGCGGTAATTAACATCGCGTCGTTCTCCAGCCACAGCCCCGCCTCCTGCCCGGCACGGACCATCAGGGAACGCATGTCCATGAGGTGCCCGCGCTTGTCGCGGACGGCGCCGACGATGAAGGCGGCGTAGCTGTTTGGCCGCAGCCGGGCCGCGGCGTGCCGGATGTTCTCGACCATGGCGGCCTCAAACTCGCGGTGCCCCAGCCTGCTCAGGTCCCGCGGGTCATCGCTGTAAACCTCGAGGTCGTAGTAGGGCGGGCAGCCGATAATCATGTCGAACGCCTCCTCGGGCATCCGCTGCAGCTGCTCGCTCGATTCGCCGACGATCCAGCCGGGCACAGGGTTCACCACCTCGGCCTCAGCCGCCGCCGTCTGCCGCAGGCCGACCACCCACAGCAGGTCACCCTCCTGCAGGTAGGGCAGGCACTTCGCCTCATAAATCGGGTCCAGCGCCAGTTCCCCCAAATGGGTCTCCGCCGCCCCCTCGTGGTAGTCCAGCGGGCTCTCCACCAGCTCCATCCGGTCCCGCCAGCCCGGCGCGTAGCGGTCCAGCCGCGGCGCCGGGTCAGCGCCCACCTGGACGCCGAGGACGGGGATGTTCAGCTGGTTCCGTGCCAGCCCGGCCAGCACCCCGGCGGCGGACATGCCGGAGCCTACGGGGATGACGATGCGCGCCGGTTTCGTCTCCATGTCGGCGATGGCGCGGACCTGCCCGGCGGTCATCAGCACCGCCTCCGGGCACTCCATGCCGAAGGGGATTTCGGCGTGCCCCGGCTCCTTCCCATCCTTCCGTGCACGGGCGACCAGCACACTGTTGTAGCCGGGGGTGTGCTGCACCAGTACAGCCCCGGCGGCCTGCGCCGCCCGCAGCTCCGGCGTCAGCTCCCCGCTGGGCACGTGCACCCGGCAGGCCATCCCCAGCTGCCGCGCCAGTGTGGCGACGATGTTTACCTGCGGGGACTGGCGGGAGCCTGCGGTGACGAGGGTGTGGGCGCCCTCCTCCTTCGCCCGCATGGCAAGGAGCCTGCAGGTGCGGACCTTCCCCCCGCGGCTGCCGCCAACAGCGAACAGGTCATCGCGCTTGACCGGGTAGCCGCCGTGGTACTCCACCGGGGTCGGCTCCA